AAACGAGGATGTGGTTCCAACTGGATTTAGTTCTGGATTTACTGCAAATACTACAGCAGAGGGTCTATGGAACTTAGATACTCAAGATAGAACCTACAGTGCTCTCGGAAACGTAACTTACAACCTCAGTGGTGGTCAAGACTATTCAGCATCTGGTGGAATGACCGCAACTTTAGGTGATCTATTTACTTCATATAATCTCTTCTCCAATAGAGATGAGATTGCTGTTGATTACTTGATCATGGGTCCTGGACTGGGCAATAAGTTTGAATCTCAAGCAAAAGCAAACCAACTAATTTCTATCGCCAACGGTAGAAAGGATTGTGTTGCTGTAATTTCACCACATCGCGCAGACGTTGTTGATATTACAAATTCAGACACACAAACTGATAATATTTTAGAGTTCTTCTCTCCACTATCATCTTCATCATATGCAATTTTTGATGCTGGATATAAGTATACCTTTGACCGTTTCAACAACAGATTCCGTTACATCCCATGTAACGCAGACGTTGCTGGTCTTTGTGTAAGAACTTCAATCTTCCAGTATCCTTGGTTCTCACCTGCAGGACAACAGAGAGGAATTTTGAATAATGCTATTAAACTAGCATATAATCCAAATAAAGCACAAAGAGACCAACTTTATCCCCAGAGAATCAACGCGATTATTAACAAACCAGGTATTGGTATCCTTCTCTTTGGTGATAAGACTGCTCTAGGTTATGCATCCGCATTCGATAGAATCAACGTTCGTCGCTTATTCTTGACTGTAGAGCAAGCACTTGAGAGAACTGCCCAAGCACAACTCTTCGAACTGAATGATGAGATTACGAGAGCAAACTTTGTCAACATTGTTGAACCATACCTACGTGATGTTCAGGCAAAGAGAGGACTCTATGGATTCTTCGTCCAGTGCGAGAGAAACAACACTCCCGACGTTATTGACAATAATGAATTTAGAGCTGATATCTTCCTGAAACCAGCCAAGTCCATTAACTATGTAACTCTAACATTCGTTGCAACTAGAACTGGTGTTGCATTCGAAGAAGTTGTTGGTACTGTTTGATTTTTATAATAAACTAACTACAGAGGAGGATTAAAAAATGGCTACTCTAAAAAGTCTCTCACAATTTAAGACAAAACTGTCAGGTGGCGGCGCCCGCCCCAACTTATTTGAAGTTACTATTCCAAGTTTCCCCGGAGGAATAAATCTTGGAGTTCAAGGTGATGGCGGTGGGCAATATGATGCAGAGAAGTTTACATTTATGTGTAAGGCAGCTGCTCTCCCCGCTTCGAATATTTCACCTATTGAAGTTCCTTTCCGTGGTAGAACCATGAAAGTTGCTGGTGATAGAACCTTTGATACTTGGACCATCACTGTTATTAACGATGAAGACTTCCAGTATAGAAGGGCATTTGAAGCTTGGATGCAAAACATAAATCAGTACTCTGACCACAGCGGTCTTACTGATCCCAATTCCTATATGACAGATGCAACTGTTGTACAACTTGGTAGAGCAACTGTCAATAGAGAAACTGGAACAGGTTCTGGTGGAAACGCTAACATTCTAGCACAATATAAGTTCAAGGACATTTTCCCAACTAATGTTTCTGCTATTGATCTGTCCTATGACACCACAGATACTATCGAAGAATTCACTGTAGAATTCCAAATTAACTTCTGGTATCCTGAGGCTCCAGGTAGCAATTCTGCTCAAGGATAAATAGAAAGAGCAGTATACGTTTTCTAATTAAATCATGGCGAGACTATTTGGTTTTTCGATTGAAGATAACGAACCATTATCAGATACTACAATTTCCCCCGTTCCTCCTAACAATGAGGACGGGGTTGACCATTATTTAAGTAGTGGATTTTTTGGTTCGTATGTCGATATAGAAGGAGTTTATAGAACAGAGTTTGATTTAATTAAAAGATATCGGGAGATGGCACTACACCCAGAGTGTGATAGTGCCATTGAAGATATTGTAAATGAAGCAATTGTAAGTGATACTAACGATAGTCCAGTTCAAATTGACTTGGACAATTTAAATGCTAGTGACGGCATTAAAAAGAAAATACGTCAAGAGTTTAAGTATATTTTAGAACTTTTAGATTTTGATAAGAAATCTCACGAAATTTATAGAAACTGGTATATTGACGGAAGACTTTATTATCACAAAGTCATCGATCTCAAGAATCCTGAGGCAGGAATACAGGAACTGAGATACATTGACGCAATGAAAATGCGTTATGTAAGACAAGCAAAGAATAAAGAAAGTGATAAGTATAGAGTATCTAACCGGAACATTGACAATCCAATGGATTATGAGTTCCCCGAGATTGAAGAATACTTCATTTATCAACCAAAAATGACTTATCCAACAGGAACTCCAGCACCTGGAAATCTTGGAGGATCGAATGCTGGTGTTAAAATGACTAAGGATTCTATCACTTATTGCACCTCAGGATTAGTAGATAGAAATAAGGGATCAACACTTTCTTATCTTCACAAGGCAATCAAGTCACTTAATCAACTTCGTATGATTGAGGACTCCCTTGTTATCTACAGATTATCTCGTGCTCCCGAGCGTAGAATTTTCTATATTGATGTTGGTAATCTTCCGAAGGTAAAAGCAGAACAATATCTTCGCGATGTTATGATGCGTTATAGAAATAAACTAGTCTATGATGCAAACACCGGCGAAATTCGTGACGATAAGAAGTTCATGGCGATGCTTGAAGATTTCTGGTTACCTCGGCGCGAAGGTGGAAGAGGAACTGAAATCTCAACTCTTCCCGGAGGACAAAATCTTGGAGAAATTACTGATATTAATTATTTTCAAGAAAAACTTTATAGATCTTTAAATGTTCCAACATCAAGAATTGGTGGAGATGGAGGATTTAACTTAGGAAGATCATCAGAAATTCTCAGAGATGAAGTTAAGTTTAGCAAATTCGTATCAAGATTAAGAAAGAGATTTTCTTATATGTTTAGCGATATGCTTAGAACTCAACTCATTCTTAAGAATATTATAACCCCAGCAGATTGGGATATTATGAATGAGCATATCCAGTACGACTTCCTATATGATAACCATTTTGCAGAACTTAAGGATGCAGAACTATTGAATGAAAGACTGGGAATGGTTCAAGTTGCAGAACCTTATGTTGGAAAATATTTTTCACAAGATTATGTAAGACGTAAGATTCTTAGACAGACTGATACTGAAATTATCGAACAAGATGCTCTTATCAAAAAAGAAATTGAAGATGGAGTTATTCCAGATCCAAGTCAAGCCATTGATCCTGCAACCGGAATGCCTTTAGACCAAACCTCTCAAATGGATCTGGGGCAACCAGTAATGGAACCAGATCTTAGAACTGATGATGGAGCAACTCAAGTTGATGTAAAATCAGTGGAACTACCCAAGGGTGGTGAGATATAAATAAAAACGATTATTAATTTTGGATTATAACAATGGATGATTTAATGGACATGATTGTATCTGATTCACCTCCATCTGAGATTAGTGATAAGATTAAAGATTTACTATTTACAAAAGCAGCGGAAAAGGTTGATGAGTTTAGACCTGAAGTTGCAGTAAGTATGTTTGATCAAGGATCACAAGAAGAGGAATGAAATGAAATCTTTCAAGCAATTTATCTCAGAATCGGTTAATATTGCTGGAGATTTTACAGGAAATCTCTATATAAACTCTCAGCAAGAACAACCACAACAAGTCGGTGAAGAATATGTTGCCGATATTATGTGGAATGGGAGTTTGTATAGAATGGAATTAGTTACTAAAAATGGAATTCCTTCAACTAGAGAACTTGGTGAGCAACTTCAAACCGAGTATCCTGGAGCAGTTGTTCATCAAATTTATCCTGTAGTTGAAAAGAATTTAAATATTAAAAACGCAAAAAGATACCACCCATCAAAGTTGGAATGGATTGATTAATAATGGCCCAGTGGAATAAGACTACGCAGGATTTTTTAAATCAAGAAAGATCTTTATTTGAAGTTTTCAATATCGCGGATCATTGGGGAAACCAGACAGATTGGAGACCTCAGTTTTCTAATAACAACAGACTAAAGGTTGCTCCTTTCCAAACAGTTTTCTTTAATACTTTCCAGTATGGTAAAGAGACTGATGTTTGGGATGAG